ACCGTTAAGAACCCTGTATCTCGTAGCACCCTCAATGCTTGCGTCATGCTGTCCACATAATCGTCATGCCTGACCTCAGGGAAAGCGCATATCTGATTGAGGAATGGCTCGACCCAATCCCTGACTTGGTTCTTGTAGTTCATGCTTTCAGGTAGGTAAACCAATCCTTTAGCAATAATAGGCGATACGATGTTAAGGCGCATCATCTTATCTGCCTTGAGCGGATTGTACGCCCTGACGTTTAATCCTGCCCTCTGCAAGTCTTGTATCAAGCTGATACCTGCGCTCTTGTCTTCAATGAGCAATAGGTCAGGCTTCTTACCATTTCCCCACTCGTCGGTATCACCGTAGACGGTTGTAGCTTCGTCAATGACTCTTGGGCGCAAATCAGGGTATTGCAGATGCTCTGACCAACAATCTATCAGCATGACAGACATTGGACGGTCAGCAGGCTTGAACACTCCCCAAACGGTACAAGCTGTCGGGTCATTGTGCGTCTTGTCGGATGTGGCAACGTCAAAGGATTGGACGACGTATTCAAACTTAGGCAATGGCATCTCTGCATCCCATAGCCTGAACATATTCCTCTTGATGATGCCTGACTCTTCAGGGTCGATAATCTCAGCGTTAATCTCCTGCCGTCCAAGACTTGTCCCCTCGTACTGCATAATCTGCTTTCTAAACGTCGGGGCTAGGTTGTTCAGGTTGTCATATGTAGTCGCCTTGGTAACGATAACGTCATCACCATCTCTGTTAACCAAATCGATTATCAATGGCTTTGGCTTGGGCGTTGTGGTGCATATTAATATAGGGCGCTCACCAAGACGCATCCCAAACTGAATCATGTCCCACGCTTCGTCTAAATAATCCCATGATGCTAACTCGTCGAGCCATCCGCCATGGAACTGTGGACCTCTGAAACGTGCAGGCTCTGATGCAGGTATCCCCTTGATGATGCTACCATTTATTAATGTTATCTCATTGTCTCCAAGGTTATGTTTAGCTACTATCGAGCGTGGCATGACGTTGATTAGCCCTGACTCACCCATAAAGCAAGTATCCTTTACGTCTGCAAAGGTAGGCGCTGATACAAGCCATCGTGTGTTAGGTTGCTCCCAAGCCATTTGCCATAGCTGTTCGCTTGCTGTTCGTGTCTTACCGCTTCCACGACCTGCTAATAGTAACCATATTGTCCACCAATCATCAGATGGCATCTTTTGGTAATCGTGGCGTGTAAGCTCCCAATTCAGCTTATTGATAGCTACTTCTGCTGTAACAAGGTCAGCGCTCTCTGCAAGCAACTGAGCATCGTCAAGCAGACTCTGTAGACTGTCTGACTTTTTCAACTGTATGGCTCAAGCGTTCTAATGCGCTGTTAATGATTTCTAACTTGATTGTTCCGCCATCTTCACCTGTGACCTCATGCTGTTGTATAGGTCTTCCATCTAAGCGGTCAAACAATATATTGATTGCATTTAGGTTACCTTGTTCAGCTTGGTCAAATAGCACGTTAGCGACCTTCAATAATCTTTCGGGCTGTTGGGTATTGATTCGTCTTAATAACGCAGAGAAAGCCCCTCTAACTTGATTTGCGGACACTTCCTTATCATCTAACGCCTTGTAAATGCGTTTTTTATGCAATTTCGTTTCAGCCATTTTTAAGTCCTTGATTTCAATCAGTTTTTACAATTGATTATTACATAGGCTGATTATAATATGAAACAGGGGCTTTGTGTAGCCCCTTTGCTTAAAATCTATAAACAGCTAAGTACCCTTCTACTGTTCTACTTATTTCGTATTTCACAAGTGCATCATAACAATTTTCATCAGAGCCTACTACTGTTACATTGCTATTATCGACAAACACTTTTTCTTCACCAATTTTAATGCCAACACTACGAGAATGTTTTTCCCAATGAGGGGCAAACTTATTAGCAACAACCCAAAACACTTCGCCTTGCAAGCCATTCAAAGACACTTTCTTACCACGCTTAAAACCATGTATAACAACTATTTTGCCTTTATCAGCAAGTTTGGCAAATTGAAATTCTTGTTCAATCCTGTATGCTTCTTTAGCTTTTTGTTTTGCTAATTCAGCTAATGCACGAATTTCAGGAGTTGCGTCTATTACACAACCGTAAGAACCTGCGTGGCGAGTAGAGCCATATTCAATAGTTTTAACACATTGATTTTCAATATCCCAAACAACGGCAAAGAAATCGCTATCGTTATAACCATTGTTCTCATACTCAGCTAATACACAACCCTTGTAAGACTCTACACCTTCATGAAATATACTCATTTAAATCTCCTCTAAAAAACTGCACCATTGCAGTAAATACTATTTGAACATAAATTTTCCACTTGTGCAACAAATATTTTAGGGGCTTTCACCCCTTTTTTGTTTAGTTTACTATTTGATATGGCTTGTCCCATCTTCCTACATTGCAATGAAAGTAATATGCTGTATCAAAGTAGTCTGTCATTGCGTCACTTCTGTCGTAGTAGTCTGCGCTCATGAGGGCTTGTTTGATTTTCTTCAATATCTCCAATTCTTCCCCCGAAAAATTGTCATCTAACCAATAAAGGTTTACTTGCATATATTGACGCTCTTGTAAGCGGTCAAACAATTCTTGCTTGTTGTATGCGCTTATGAAGTCATACTTACTGCTAATTAAACGGCAAGTAATCGAATGTACATCAGTAGACAATGAGTATTTGATACCTAGTGGTTTTAATACTTTATCTAAGTTTGCCTTGATTACTGCTTTCTTTTCTTGATTCATGTAAGCCATTTTAATTCTCCTATTAAAAACTGCGTCATTGCAGTAAGTTTTATTTTAATCCCAATTTATCCATTTGTGCAACATATTTTTACAATTATTTTATAGGTATAAACCCTAATCGTATGCTTCCGCTTCTGTTACCTCTTCTAAATCGATTTCGTCATGGTCATGCTGTTCCATTGCCTGCAAGAACGCTTGGTCAGCGTCCATTGCTTCAATAATGTATTTAAATGCGCCACGGAAGTAAAATTCAAAGTATTTAACGTCAGCCATGATTACTCCTTAAACTCGCCTGCAAACTCAAGCAAGAAACGCTTGCTGTTTACGAATATGGCATTGTCACGAAGACAGTCTTTAACTGTGTAGTATTCAACAGGTGAATTATATATCTCGTTGCCAAACTCATCAAAGTAATCTACATAGATAAAAGGTACGCCATCCTTGTTAGTTACATCATTAGTGATAGCTAATGCGATGTCGCTGAGGTCAAACTCATATGACTCTGCTACAGCTTCCCAAGAGTTCTTATGTGATACTGTTTCCTCTTGGTGTGCGTGATTTGCTTCTTTAGCTGTTGCTACGCACTTCTTAAAAGTTTCTTTCCATGAATTCATTTGCTTCTCCTCTAAAAAACCGCCCGATGCGGTATAAGTATTATTTGAACAGATATTATCCATTTGTGCAACACTTTTTTTAACTTTTTTTAAAAATATTTTTGGAGCGCTCAACTCTTGGTCGTAATACTGCCCTACGTCCATATTTACATCGTGTTTTGAACGTATGAAAAGCACTAAAGATTCCTCGCATAAATCTTGCATTACGTCTTTTTGATGCGACATAGCCTTTATTCCTGCGTGGCTTAAGTTGTCTTAAGAACATCCCTACGTTCCTTGCTCATTGGTTTGCTAGATAATGCTATAGAATCCCGAATTGCTTTTAATGCATTAATAATACGGTCAATTTCATCTACTGTAGATGTTAAAGATGGTTGTCTATCTCTGATAGCTTGGATTGCCCATTTTGTTGTTTCGTTTAACTCAGGATTACCATCCGCCATGACTTCTGCCATTGTTTTAAATCCGTCCATAACTTCCCTCTCGCATTTAGGACATAAGCCCTCGTGGTTTAATTTGTGCTTAAAACATTGTTTGTAATGTTCCATTAGCCAATCCTTACGTTATTTGGAAAATGTTCTTTCATTAATTCATCACAACTTTTATCCCCTTGTGGATAATTCTTTTTCATACCTGAACACATACTACAAGTTTCGGCAGGCTCATCAAGAAAGAAATTGCACCATACATGATGCTCACCCAAAAATGCTATACGGGCTTTTACCCATTCATTATATTGGTTTCTCGCCAATTTTTTAGCCAATTCATCAATCTGTTCATCAGTCTCATCACCTTTTATTTGTGGTGCATTTTTCCAATGTACCTTGTCAATATCAATTCCATTAAACGCACGTTCTTTAGAATAAGGCACGACAGATTCTTGGTCATTACGCTTCTTCATTTTAACATTCTATTCTTGATTATTTCGTGAATTTTTGTTCTATATTCAGGCGGAACATTATCATCCATAATGCTCCACGCTATCATAGTAGCTTGCGTCCAAGCTTCCAACCATACCGCTTTGGGGTCGGTTAAGAATTCTTCTTCCGCTTTTGCAGTTTTGAGCAACTTGACCCAATCGTCAAATGCTTCTTCTTGTTTTTCTTTAACAAATCCGATTAGCATTTCTCACTCGCCTTTTTTAATATTTCTTTTGCAAAATTTAAATATTTAAAATTATCTAAAGCATCAAATCTAGGTTCAGAATGATAAAGTTCTAATATTTCCTCATTTGTTAGTTCACGCATTGGGTGGGTGTAAAGGGGTTCATAAGCAAAATAGTCAGGGTCGTTAGGCGCTCCTGTTGCGTCATACCCATCGCCATACTGCCATTCTTCTTGCTCTTCCCATTTAAATCTATGAGCTACAGGTTCATTCATTTGTCACTCGCTTTCTTTATAAGGTCTTTAACCTCACCCATTGATTTTTTAATATGGTCATCATAGGCTCGTTCCATCATTTCAATCTTTTCTTTATATGGTTTCAACACTTCTATTTCTTCTTTCAACAAACTAATTTCTTCTCGTAATACACCAATCATATGTCCTGCTTCAGTCAATTCTGCTTCTTGTTGGCGTAACATGATAGCTGATTCTCTGTAGAGGATAATAGCTCTACCTGCGTGTTCAGTTTCTTTACCCAATAATCTAATACTTACACTTTCTAACTTATCCACAAGTTCATTTGCTGTCATTTTTCGTTCGCTTTGCTTAATTGTGTTTCAAAATCACCATCTTTCCAGTCCCAACCAAAGAAAAACTTGGTCATCTTTATATGGAACCAATTTGGTTTTTTGCAAACAAAAACATTTAAATCGCCACCAATAACCCAACAACCTGCTTTT